AAGGGGTATAAACTTGATTCATATAAACTTGACAACGTTTCTAAATTATACCTAGGTGATCAGAAAATAGATATGTCTCCTAGGGAGATGTTTGCGCGTTTTAAGGAAGAAGATCCTGTAAAATTACGTGAGGTAGCGGAGTATTGTATTAAGGATACAATTCTTCCACACAGATTACTCTCTAAACTTTGTATACTTATTAACCTTATAGAGATGGCAAAGGCAACTTGGGTACCCTTATGTTACCTTGTAGAAAGGGGTCAACAAATTAAAGTGTTTAGCCAGTTAACAAAAAAAGCACGCGAAATGAATTATATAGTTCCTACTATTCAATGGGGTGAAGGGTTGGTAGATGGATACGAAGGAGCAACTGTACTCGAAGCGCAAAAAGGTGCGTACTATACACCGATAACCGCTTTGGATTTCGAGGCGTTATACCCATCTATAATGGTCGCACACAACTTATGTTATTCAACCATGATTATGGACCCCATTTATGAAAATAAAAGATTATATCCAGATTTGGAGATCGAAACGTTTGGTAATTATAAATTTGTACAAAATGTACCGAGTCTTGTACCGAGTATCTTAACAGAACTTAAACAATTTAGAAAACAGGCTAAGAAAGACATGGCCAAATCATCGGGATCTTTGAAAGAAATGTATAACGGTAAACAATTGGCGTATAAGATATCAATGAACTCTGTGTATGGTTTCACGGGTGCATCGAAAGGTATGTTACCTTGTGTTCCCATAGCGTCAACAACAACAATGAAAGGACGTATGATGATAGAGGATACTAAGAATTACGTCGAAAAACATTACCCGGGTGCGAAGGTAAGGTATGGTGACACGGATAGTGTAATGGTTGAATTTGACGTCGGTGAACGTAAAGGTGAAGATGCTATTAAATATAGTTGGGAACTTGGTGAACGCGCGGCGATGGAGTGTACAAAACTTTTTAAGAAACCAAATAATCTCGAACTCGAAAAGGTATATTATCCATATTTTCTATATTCGAAGAAACGATACGCGGCAAAATTATGGACAAAGGGTAAAGATGATAAGATGAATATGGATTATATAGACGTAAAAGGTCTTCAACTTGTTAGACGTGATAATACACCGTACATGCGTGAAGTTTGTAAAGAATTACTTGATGTTATTTTGGAGAGTAATGACACAGTTGCACCAAAGGCACTCGCTTTACAACGTGCCGTAGAATTACTAGAAGGTGACGTTCCTAATGATAAATTGATTCTTTCACAACAACTTGGAGACTCGTATAAATCTCAGAATTTGCCACACGTACAAGTTCGTAATAAAATGCGCGATAGACAACCCGGTTCTGAACCACAATCTGGTGATCGTGTACCTTTTATTTTATGTAAAACATGGGATCCTCGTGCAAAAGCATACGAAAAGGCAGAAGATCCTAAATATGCATTGGAAAAAAAGTTGGATATAGATTATCCGTACTATTTTCTTAATAAATTTCTCAACCCTGTGTGTGACTTGATTGAACCGTTATTTGATGATCCCAAAGAAGAAATATTCGGAGAACTCATATCGGGCTCTAAACCAGAAAAACGTAGTAAATTGTGTGATTATGATCCAAAACAGAAACGTATATCTGATATATTTAAACTTAAAAAATAGAACACATTATAAAACAAGATAGTATGATTGAATGTATTTTTTCAGAAACATATACAATTTATGAAAAAAATTTAAATCAACTTGAAAAACATAAACTAATCAAATTATATCGCGCGTTATCTATCAGATACAACAAACCATTTTATGAAATTTCTAAAAACTGTAAAATCGTAAACATAGAAGAAGATATTGATATACCGAAAACTCTAAATGAACGTGATTATGATAATAAAGAATATTCGGATTTATTAACATGTATGTTAGAACATACATTCAAAAGAATTGATAAAGTAATCATCCAATCCTTAGAACGTGTATCCAAAGAAAATGTTGGATTGATCATTTTGAAAAACAATCTGGATTTGATTCAAGATACTCATAAAAAGTCACAAACAAATGGGTATTTATGCCTTGGTATTAATAGTAAAGGTACTGTATGTTGCCAAAGAGCTGTAAGAACTGTGGGTAAGTTTCAATTTTGTAAAAAATGTGCAAAAAATGCAACTATAGAAGATGTACCTGTTCGAACATATCACGGGAACATTTATTCAAATTCTGATAAATCACACAGTGACAATTCTGATGATGATAATCCGTTCCCGTGTAATACACATTTTAACAAAGTTACTTAAAGTTATGCTTATTTTAATATATAAGATGAATAGATCAAATGTATTATTAACGTCTATAAATGAATTCTACGGAATACATGAAAACCGCGATATTTTGACACAGATATTAAATAAATCCGGTGGTATTTCATTAAGAAATTTAGAATGGTTTATTACAAATTATTCAAAAAAGAACAACTTAACTTATAAGACGTGTGATGGTAAATTGTTTAGCGTTCACGTCGCTTATAAATCGAGTTTAGATGGTTATAGTAAAAAGTTATTTGATCCATTTTGTAGAGCGGATAAAATCACATATAACATACCTGGTACAGCTAATGAAATTCATACAACTGTTGCTCAGTTAAATTTCATTAGATGGTGTATAAAAAACAATATAATTGATTATATAAAAGATCATAAAATGCAATTATTTAATAAGCGCGTACCATGAAACCATTTTCGAATGAAAGTGTTTGATAACCAACATAATACATGTTAAGTGTATAATCACTCGTTAATCCATTTACCATTTTTACATCTAGAACAGTTTTATTAGATTTTAATTGACTAAAATCCAAACTTCCCGACGGTTCCACGTTAATCGGATTCATCGAGAATGCATACGTGTATATATTTCTAAACGGCCTTGATAATCGGTTCGATAAAGGTATCGTATATTTGTAATATTTATGATCACTATCTTGAAAACCAGGTACATCTTCACCATTTATAAATATTTTAGCGCTTAGCATTGGTGGATTATAAAATTCATTTATTATTGAATATTGTACATTCGATGAAAAGTTATACCTATTTGCAAATACATTTGCTAATAAATTATTACCACCGGTAAATATTTTTTCGTCTTCAAACTCTTCACGTCTAAAAAACCAATTAATACTTTTAACTGGTATTTTAGGAACGAGTTCAAGTTTGGCACTCGTTTCACCAGCTTTTATAACAGTCGACGGGTGTCTTTGTACAAAATCGGTAATTAAAATATGCTTTTTGTTTTTTATATACGAACGTTCGCGATCTTCTAATGTAATTTCTTCGGTTACAATATCAAAACTATTTAATGATATCGTATCTGTATAGTTAGTAAAAAATGTTTGTGGTTTAAATTTTATATCAAATTGTATTTTTTGTTTATTAATAGCACACGTCGGGAAATACGGACGGTTTGGTTTATTTGTATCGTATTCATCACCTTCATATTTTCTTGAAAAGAAAAATGGTATGGGTATAAATAGCTTAGACTTATACTGGCTAAAAATTTGATTACCCGCTGATAGAGCTGTATCTTCGGCTAAATTTCTATTAACCGTGTACCTTTTTGTCCTCTTTTCTGATTCATCTAGATAAAGTTCATCGTATATTATACCCCAATCAGAGTGAAATGTTTCAATAATGGTTTCGTCTATACGCATTGTTATTGATTCTATGATGTGTCTACCAACTTGATCAGCGTAATAATAATCATTGTCTCCTTCGGATGGTAATCCCGGGAGCTCCATTGAAATATACATATTAGAGAGAAGATCACCCATGTTCCTTGGGTTAAGTGTAACCTTTATAGTTTCGTTAAATGGCCAACTCGATTTAGCATTCCCTGGTTTAATTACATTTGTACTCTTATGAAATTTTCTAAAATTAGAATGTCTCTTAGAATCGTAATTAAATAATGAATTCGTAGTTTCATTTTCTAATAAGTATGTATCTTGTTTACCTATCGCGTTTAGTGATATTATAGCGCCTGTGTCTGGTCCACTTGTATCACACATACTATTTACTATAACACATTTTTTTAAATGTCGTTATACACGATCATTTGCCTATTTTTAAAATTTTTACATATATACTTTTTTAAGGAAATGTACCATAATTGTAAATATATTGTAGTCAATGAATAACACTGACCTTTTAACGATTTAACTTTTCCAATTTCAAAATCTCTTATTTTTTTAAATTCTGGGGTTTTTACACGTTCGAAACACGAAAAACATACACGCTTAAGACTTTGACCGAAAAATTTATAATACGTTTCATTATTATATAACCATATAGGCCTGATATTTCTATATTTCCTTATAAGCTCTCTAACTTCGTAATTATTTGATTTAATATATACATTTAAAGGACAATTACACAGAAAACAAAAACCTTTGCATCTAAACTGCACATACATAAAAGATTCAGTCGTCATTCTTTTATGTATTATAATGAAATTATACAACCCGATGGAACTCCTATTATAGGTATAAATTATGAAGAAGAAAGACCCACTGTATTAGAAGTTCTACCTAACCCTGAAATAGAAATTCAACAACAAGTACAACAACCCGAATATCAATTATTTGAACATAAAGTTT